CACCACCTGCTGCTAGGCCAGCATCAATGCAGCCTAACATCTTTGAAGTTTGAATAAATGCTGCACAGTTACCACAACGTGATTGTTTGGCTTCTTCAATTGACACGCCCCACTTATCTGCGAGACGTTGCCAAAACTCTTCGTTGGGCTGTGCAGGATTTAGAGGACCATATGCTGCACTGTCTATAGCATCCTGTCTATTAGCAAGATTTAGTGCAACATTGCCTGTGGCTGGAGGACAAGCAGCACCATTGGCATATTCTTCTTCCTCGGCATATTCCTCTTCTTCTTCGGGTTCTTCTTTGACGAAACGTGTTTCATATTCGCCAATCAAATTCATAATGCTGGTAACTTCAGCAATTTCCTGTTGTAGGCCTCGATTGCTGTAAAGTCTATTATAGCTTACTGTGAGGTCTTGGGGAACAGGTAAGCCTTGCCAATCAAACCACATGGGCCACAAACCGTGTGCTTCTACATTTTCCAAGCTGGTTGCTTTCTTGCGAACAAATGCTTCCAACTTGCTGTCATACATTTCTATTTGAGCGCCACTGCGACTGGCTCTGATCAATTCATCTGAACGGATCATAGCTACCTGATTCATCTTTTCAATTTTCTGCTCTACCAATTCACGCAATTCTGAGATGCTGTCCAGTGGAGGAGCAACAAACTCATACACATAAGAGGGTTGCCCGTTAAGCGAGGACTGCACTCTAATAGTAGTTCCTGGCTCCGCACCTACATTGTAATTGTTTTGAGCCAACGTGGTCTCATCAATTATGTTTACGGGATGAGCACCATAGCTCACAGCGGAATAGATCTCGCCGAAGTCACCGTAAATGCTACGCTGTAGCTGCGCGATATCAAATATTGGGGTGTGGCCCACACCGTTGTATATTTTGGTGCTTTGATATACGGGTCTTACAGGGATATATCCCAACTCATTGACTTGGGAAATTCTGTAAATTGTTTTACCATCATCGCCTTCCACAGACGTTGCGCCAATGGGAAGGTCTACTTCTGAATCTGCTTCATAAGGAACAAACACAGTTTCGATAGTGTCTTTTGTAATGTATTGATAGATTTCTACTTCAGGCTCAGTGGCTGTGCGTATTACAATCTTTGTTAGTTCTAAGTCGCCACTTGCAGTGTAACCATATTGCCAATTGACCACATCAATTGGACTGTGCATACGCCAACGTGCATAATCTGCACCTGCGGGTTTAATGCAGCTGACCCAAACAACACCATATACTGTGGTAAAGGTATCCACTTGGCTCATGAATTCGTTGATACTATTACCTTCACCATCTACGTCTTTGATAAAGCTGTTTACTTCTGGTGTATCAGGTAATGTTCTTACTGGTGCTGATCTAAAAAGAATAGCGTTATATTCGCTAACATAAAGTCTTGTGTAGGGTAACACAGGAACGTTATTGATTTTTTCTTGATAGAAGTTGCTGTTATACTGTGTGCCGTTATCGGCTTCTTCACGTGTGTTAACAGGTTGAATGGTAGTGCGATATTTGTTAATGGCCACGCCATTAGCATCTAAATCATAGGTATTGACCACATCGCTTTGTGTGGTCATGTCAATATCATAGGCTTTGAGATAATTTCCCAAACGATATTCAACGCCACCGTAGTAACTTTTGACGGCTAGTTTCCAGTCATCGATGTAGCGTTCGTAAAGTGTATGACTTCCAGTGATGAAGTCATAATAGTTAAATTCCTTGGCCAAGGTTATCTCCAAGCGTGGATTATATGCATATACCTTGTTATTTATCCAGAACACCTTATTTATAGGTGATTATAGAATAAAAAACCCCTCAAGTGGGGTTAACACCTGAGGGGTAGCACTTGGCTAATAAGTAGAACACAGCTATAGTCCACATTAAAAACTATAACTGCGGCAAGCAATGCTTCATGCACTGCCTACAATATTAATTATACTTCTTATTTTATTTTTGTCAACCTTTTTGACTTACAAAATGATTTAATTTTTCAGCGTGTAGAATAACTTCATCTGCGCTGGGCATTTGTTCTGGTTTGGTCTGCTGTGCTTGCAGTATTGAAAAAGCCAACTTAAGCAGCTCTAATCGTATTTCATAAGGTGTCATACACCTTATTTATTGGCCTAGGGCTGTATAGGAGGTTTAGGTATGCTGTTCATGATCTTATCATGGTATTCCATAAAGATTGCAGCTTCAGTGCGTTCTAATATTTCAAACGCACGTTCAGTTTCGGTAAGGCCGGCCCAATAGGTTTTGATATCTCTGGGCCTAACATCACCTACCCAATTGTTTTCAGCATCAAAGGACAAGACGGGTTTCGTCATTGACTTGATCACTTGATGTCGTGCTTGCCTGTATAAGACCCGGTATCTGTAGGGCCAATCTCTTATTTGGGTCATACTTGACACCTTTACGCTTTTGGTTGCGTGCTGTTCTTTTCTTCTGTAGTCTCAGCTGACGCTGTTTGTCCTGTTGCTTCATTTACCATCTCCTCGTATTGTTCTTTGGTTAGTGCAATTGCATTCAGTGCACCTGTCTTCATAGCGTAATATTTAATGTTGTGCATGATATCTTCCGCGCTCTTACCGGTAACGGGTCGAACCACGTCAAATGTTTTGTTGGGATTATTTTTAGGATCAGCTTTATAACTGAAACGTGCCATTGTGCCTAATACTTGTTGTGTCATTTTGTTACCCACCATGAAGGATATAATTCGTGTGTTGTTTGCAATTTTAAACCATACTGTGCAACATGCTCATCTACCGCAGGTATAATACCAAAGTGTTTGGCAGGATTTACATTGCAGTAATCATGTCCACTGAGTATGCCGCCCGGTTTAATTTTGGGCCACCATGCAGCAATGTCTGCGCGAACAGCAGCATACACATGGTCACCATCTAGATACACAAAGTCGATGCTGTTATCTTCAAACTGTTCAGCAGCATCTACACTGGTTGACCTAATTAGATTAGCGTCCCAACCATCATAACGCTTTAGTGTAGCGTGATACAGTTGTTCCAATGAATCCGGTGAAGCAAAGTCATCTGGATCAGGAAAATCATTGTAAATTTCATATGGATCAACGCCCCAAAAACATTTGGGTTGTAGATGTTCGATAATAAAACGACTATAATCGCCACGCCACACGCCTACTTCTACAGCACGTTCAACATTGCCCAACTGATCTTTAATTTGTTTTAACCAATCATTTCTATTCATTCTGCACCTACAAAAATATAATTTTCATCAATTACTTCTTTTAGCGTATAGTTCCACGCAATCATTAGATCCAATATGCCTTTGCGTGTATCATAGGGTGTGCTGTTGAGGATCTCCATAAACAACACTGGGCGACTGCGTAGAATAGTGTGTTCAGCACCTTGCAGCACCTTAAGCTCATGTCCTTCTACATCAATCTTAATCAAGTCTACATCGCGTATCTTCCAACGATCCAATGGTTCACATTCAATTGCAGAGCCCGCTTCACTGACATGACTCATGCCACTATTGTCAATGCTTTTGCTAAATTTTACAATGCCTGGTTCACTGCTAAGTGCAATTTTAGTAATTGTGATATTATCCGCATCTATATTAGCACGTAGGCATTCTGCGTGTTCTGGTTCTGCTTCAAATGCATACACATATTCAAAGTCTTTAACTAATCTTCGACTCCAATAACCTACATGTGCGCCTACGTCGATTGCAGTGCGGCGTTGACCTAGGTAAGGCTTTAGTTTACTGTAATCATGACTTTCATAATCACCGCGGTGTTGAAAGAATGTGTCACCATCTGGTAACCATGTTCCATTATGATTTTTCATTGGGCTTGTCCTTTTTAGGTTTGGGAGCAAATATCTTGTCCCAGTTATCTTCAAAACTTTTGCGGTCTCGCACAGGACGCTGTTTGCTGCCCTTGCCGCCATGTGTAGCACCATTACTCATCGCTCTTATCCTTCTTACCAAAGATAAGATCGTAATTGGCTTTGTATGCTTCGCTGGGAGTCCAACCTCCTGTTCCCATACTCTTGCCGGGTGTAAAGCCTTCTGTTACATCACGTGCGGCCCGCAGCGTTGGATTTTCATTAATGAGCTTCTCATTACGCTTCCATTCACTGCTATTCTTTTTAGGTGGTTTGCCGATCTGTTTCATATTACATGCTCAGTGTGTTACTGCGACTTTTTCTTTCATTAATTTCTGTGCCATAGCCGGCTAATGCTACAAACACAGTGAGCGGAAATGCCCACCAAGTTAAATGTCCTGCAAAGTGAGCCCATAACATCACGGTGCTCCACAAGCTAAGTGTGTTAAGTCCCACACTGTAGTGACTGCTTTCTCGGGTTAAAAAATTATCCTTTAACTTCATCATATTCTCCATTTTCATATCCACAAAATACCACACTGCATCTTGTGCCAGGTTCTGTTTGTGAACCTAGGTAATCATGCAATTGCTCTATGCAATTTTCTACACTCTCACCCTTAAACGCTTGTGTGTAAGCCTTAATGTTGGGTTCAACTATCATTACTCTCATGTATACTGTTTTCATAGGAAACTTCCTGTGCTGCGACGTATTTGACCCACGTGACCATTTATTTGTTGACGTATGGGCAATTGATAATTTACCAAATAGCCCAATGCGTCATTGAAGTGGTCATATCCTGTGTCTTTGGCAGGCTGACGTGTGTTTTCTTTGTATGTGTGTTTGCGTATACTATCTAGTAGTTTACGACATTTAGGATCAATTGTCAACCTAATAGTGCCATCCGCACTGCGAAATGCACTGTTAACTGCGGCAATTCTATCACTTACTGCGGGATTGATACTACCCACGCACAATTGATAACCTGCGTTCTTTAGTATAATATGATCAGTAATACCATTTGCACTGCTGCGACGTTGACTGCCACTGGCATCTGGATAAACATATTTCTTTCTGCTGGGATAACGTGTTTCAATCTCAGCAATCATTTCATGTGTGTTAGTTCCATATATTTCAATTTCATCAAACACGTGATAACCATCTTTGGTTTGAACCGCTACCACAGCACAACCAGGGTCCACGTTAAAGTCCATACCGATGTGCAGTGGTGTGCGAGGATCTGGTGCAGGCATTTCTTTTACGTTATCGTCACCAAATGCATAATAGATAATGTTGGTAATGCTAACAAACTCAGCAAGGTATTCTTGCTTATAAGTGCGTTCATCCAAGTCCTGTCGTGCTTGTGCAAGTTCTTCTTCACTGACATTGCCACCTTCGGCTGTGGTGTATTGCCAACAATGCCAATTGTCGGCACTTTTGGCATTTTCATACATGTCATAAAAGAAGTCACGTCCTTTGGGTGATCCAATGATAAGTGCGCCACCTTCACGGTCACTCAGTGTTGGACGTATAACTGCGTTCCAAGTGCTTTCTAAGTCTGGGATATCTGCTGCTTCGTCAATAACCACAAAGTCCACACCAATACCACGTATGCTGTCTGGATTGTCTGCACTGCGTAGCATTATTTGACTGTTATTGATTAGTGTAATAGTTAGTTCACTTTCGTTAATGCGTTTGGCCCAACGACGATCAGTTAACATGTGTTTAAGAT